GTTTTAGAACGATGTTACGTAATAGATGTATTGGTGGTAAAAAGGCATTAACTTTTTCTATTAGTCTCTCCTATAGCAAACGATCTGCAGTAATGGTTCCAAAATCATTTGTAGAAGAAGCTGTAGAAAAATATAGATCAAAATTAAGTACAGAAAAAGTACTTGAATTCTTTCCTTATGACACCGTTAAACGTGTCGTTAAAGATGTAATTAAGAAACCTATTACATTTCTTGAGTATATCGAGAATTGTAACTCGGTAGTTAGTATTTCTGCATCTACTGAAGGAAATCAGTTTTTAAATTATAGTAAACAATCACCCACAATAGAATTAAAAGGTGTTCTTGGACAAGTTTATTCTGGTCCATGTCCTGCTCCATATTTTCTTTATTCATTAGTTGATGAAGAGAGTATGGAAGGGAATTTGACACCTCTTTGTGAACCTTTAAAGGTTCGTAATATAACCACAACATCATGTATGGAATTTTCATCTGGCAAACCTTTACAGATTGCCTTAAGTAAAAGGATGAAACATTCACCATTTTTATTATATGGACGTGATGCTAAAGAAGAGGATCTTGAGGAACTTCGTTTAAGAAGTATCTCCTATTGGTCTTCTTTAGGTTATAATGAATTAAAGTGGATTAGTGGTGATTATGAAGCTGCTACAGATAATATTAACCCAGATTTCTCACGTTTTACTGAGGATTGTCTTTTTCTTGAGAAAAAGATAGAGGATTTTGATTTAGTCCCAAGGGACCAGGTTAAACCTCTATGGAACATAATGGCAAAAATTTTTCAATATTTGCCAATAAATGGTCCAAATTGTCAAAAACGTAACTGGATATCTGTTAATTTTTATATTAGCATTTTCGCAAGTAAAAGTTCTTCCTTATCTTTAAAGAGAAGAAATTTGTGGAAAGGGCGTAGCATTAACTATAATAATGATTTTCTTTGTAAACAAAAGTTTGGGCAAATGATGGGAGATATAAAATCTTTTCCAATTTTATGTCTTATGAATCTTAGTTTATGGAGAGGTTGTGTAGAAGAATTTTTAGATAATACAAAAATTCCTATGCCACCTTGTCTTGTAAACGGTGATGATTTTTGTGCCTATGCTCCAGAATCAGTTATTAATATCTGGTTTAGGAAGGCATCTGACTATAATTTTATACCATCAATTGGTAAGAGTTATATTTGTCAGAATCAAGTCACAATTAACTCTCGATGTTTTACATATTCAAATATGTGTAAGTCCATGAAGTTAGTTGATATTGTTCCCATTAATATCTTATTTAAATCTCCTTGTG